TCATGAGGGGGTTTTAGTGAAGGCCTAAGTTTTCGAGGGGTGGGGTGTTTCAGACCCTCTGGGTCTGGTCATTGGAAGCCTTCCAACCAACAGCCCCTTCTTAGGGGCTGAAGTTTGCTGACAGGATGCTCCATCCCAGCAACCAATCCGCTGCTCAGAATCAGAGATTCTGGTCATCGATGGGTGTCAACTGATCTATGATCAGAGGGATGGCAGCTCGGATGATCGCGATTTCAACGGGTTAAGCGGTCCGTGGTGACGTGATCGCATAATGCGGCGCTCACCATGCGGCTTCGGGCGCGGAAACGCGCAGGCGCGAGGCTGGCCGGGCATGGGCCACCGCCCCTCCCAGCGTTACGTATCATGGATTCCCCCACAGATCGTGGATTTAAGGTGGAAACCACTACGTCTATATATAGTTGGCCCTTCGGACAGGACTCGAACCTGTAACCTACGGTTTAGAAGACCGTTGCTCTATCCAGTTGAGCTACCGAAGGGTTGCATCTAATCGTTTACAATACATTGACACAAGATTCTAGGCGAGTATAACTTACTACATAAGTAAATGAGACAGTTAGACTGTTAATTACCTACTTATGAAAGAAAGCACCTAGATGGGGCATATGCTTATGTAGCATTACCTCATAATGGTCACGCTAAAGACTATCCCCCTTGTAAATTTCTGTAATGACCACCCGTTAACGGCTACACCGTTACTGTAGTGGCTTAATACTATTGACAAATGAAGAAAAATAGAGTATACCTATCCGTACTTGAAGACTTTTATCGTAAAGCCCACAAGGCTGACACTAATTTGAACTATCCGCATTCGGATGTGTTCTATGTCCGTGCAAAGATACGCGAAGACACAGGTGTTGAGTACAGCCTAGATCACGTAGAGCGATCAATGATCGCCGAGGGCTGGAAAGAACCCTAATTGATTAGCTTTAAGGCCGTTCTGGTCGTCTGCAACTTCTTCGATCCAAGCGATTGTGTGGAATTCCGTGACCGTCTTGGTCCGTATACCGAAGAACAAGTCTGCGTAGCACGTATTTATCAAATGAAAGACGACATCCTTGAGATGTGGCCGAACCTACAGGCGCATCTTGGTTATAGGTGCGAAGAGGTCGAAGGCACATGACTGTTGAAAAGGCGGGTGAGAAGTTCTCTGGCTACAACAAACCAAAACGAACCCCCAATCATCCTAAGAAATCTCATGCCGTACTAGCCAAAGAAGGCGACAAGGTACGGCTTATCCGTTTTGGCCAGCAAGGTGTGCGCGGTGCTGGCAAGAATCCAAAGTCTAAGAAAGATAAGGCTCGAAAGAAGTCTTACTACGCAAGGCACAACGCACAGGGCAAACCGACCTCCAAGATGTCGGCAAAATACTGGTCACATAAGGTGAAATGGTAATGGCTAAACCTAAGAGCTTGAACGCAGCGATCTCAGAAAAGGCAATGAACCTGCTCGACACAATGAGTGCCTCTGCAGCGCAGAAAGCCATGAAGTCTGACTTCAATTCATACAAACAGAAGACTGGCAGTTTTCATAAGTTTGATGAGAGGCATGCGATGAACACAGAAACGACAACCAAGAAGCCCAAGACCAAGATGATGGGCGGCGGATACAGCAAGAAACGCCCTGCGATGATGAAGGGCGGCATGGCTAACGGTAAGAAGCACATGTATGCGGCTGGCGGCTCTGTGATGGACAGCCTTACACCTGGCCAGAAGAAGATGGTCATGGCTATGGCCAAGGACAACGGGAAATCCTAATGGCTGCGGGTATTCATTACTTCCGTGATGGCACGCCCTACAAGGGCGAAATCCACAAGCACAAAGACGGGACGATTATGACTGGTAAAAAGATGACCAGTTCGTCTCGTAAGGTGTTTCACTTTAAGGACTTGTCTGATGCCGCAAAAAAGAAAAGCCGCGCCAAAAAAGGCAAAGGCAAAAAGTAGGGTCAATGAAGCTGGTAATTACACCAAGCCGACTATGCGTAAAAACCTCTTCAACAAAATCAAAGCTGGCAGTAAGGGCGGTAAGCCCGGTCAGTGGTCGGCCAGAAAAGCACAGATGCTGGCACAGCAGTACAAGAAAGCCGGGGGCGGCTACAAGGACTGATGGTTCACGTCTTCCTGCTCTACGTTTTCGTGGGTATGGGCGAAAGCAAGAAGCTGGTCAGCGACAACATGTACTTCCGCGATCTGAATGATTGCGTTTGGTACGCGCAGAAACTGCACAAACAAGGTGAACTAATCACCTCGTACTGCCTTCCTCGCTGGGTCAAAGAGGACGATCAATACATTTATTAAGGAGAGACGTGGATGCTTGCCGAGCTTGCAGCCGCAAACGCCGCCTTTTCGGTGATCAAGCAAACCGTTGCACACGGCAAAGAACTGGCCACAGCCGGTAAAGCCATCAACGATTTGGTGTTCGCTAAAGAGGAATTAAGGCGACGTAGCGAGAAGAAGAAAAACAGTCTGTTCAGCAGGTCACAGGACTCTTCCGAATTCGACGAGTTCATGGCCCTCGAACAGATCAATAAGAACGAAGCCGAGCTTCGCTCAATGATGCAGATATATGGACGAGCCGGTCTGTGGAACGACTGGCAGAAGTTTCAAGCTGAAGCACGGAAGTCACGCCAAACACAAGAGAAGCTTAAAGCACGGAAGCGCAAAGAGCTTATGGAAGTACTGATTTGGTCTGTAGTTGGTCTGTTGATTCTATCGGCAGCGGGGGGACTGTTCTACTGGGCGCTATTGAGTAAAGGCGTAATTTAATGGCGAAGAAAAAGTCCCAGAAAAGCCTGACGGCTTGGACAAAACAGAAGTGGAGAACCAAGAGTGGAAAGCCTTCTACACAAGGTTCAAAGGCTACGGGTGAACGCTACCTTCCGGAGAAGGCAATTAAAGCACTGTCTGCGGCGGAGTATGCACGGACTTCGAAGAAGAAGCGCGAGGATACTGCGAAAGGCAAGCAGCACTCTAAGCAGCCTAAGAAGGTCGCTAAGAAAACTCGTTCCTATAGGAAGAAATCCTGATGCTTAATCTATTGATTGGCCCTGTAGCAGAACTGGCTGGTACATGGCTGAAAGGCCGCGTAGAACGCGGCGCGGCGAAGACAGAAGCTGAAGTTGCCAAGAAGAAGGCAGAGGCTGTCGTCTATCAGCGCAAAGCTAACGCCGAAATCGACTGGGACTTGGAAGCGATCAAAGGCGCTTCTACTTCGTGGAAAGACGAATGGCTTACCATTCTGTTCAGTATCCCCATGATCCTAGCCTTCATTCCCGGCATGGAAGGGATTGTAGCGCACGGTTTCGAGCAGCTTTCTCAAGCCCCCGATTGGTATTTTTATAGCCTTGGAATAATCGTAAGCGCGAGCTTCGGGTTTCGCGGCGCAGCTAAGTTCTTCAAGAAATAATGTACTTCATGTGGGACATGCACAGCAGAACAACCCTCGACCAAGCGGAAGTAAATCGTGGCAGAGCTAACAATGGAACGCTTCCTCAAGTGGAAGATACTACCCCGTCTAATGATGATGATGATGACGCTTATGTCGTGGCGCGTAGTGGAATGGTTTATGACCCTGCCCGACCCCACCAACGCCCAAGCTGGTCTAGTTAGCGTTGTAACAGGCGCTATGACAGGTGCGTTTGCTGTATGGCTGGGACACGAAAAGTAGATGGAGTGGTGGGAAGTCTGGCTTGTCGTAATGATCACAACAAATACCGCGGTCAATTGCGCTAGATGGTATTTGGATAGGAAGAACAAGAAATGAAATACAGCCGAGAAGCCTTTGTAGAAGCCCTCGTAGAACACGAAGGATATCGACAGTTTGTTTACAAGGACACGCTGGGCATCGACACAGTGGGCATTGGTAGAAACCTAGAAGATCGGGGGATTACCAAAGAAGAGCTAGATCACCTTGATATCCCAAACATCAAAGCCGTTTACGAACATGGGTTAGAATATGCTGATGCCGTTTATCTCGCATGCAATGACATTGAGATCGTGGAAGAGGAATTACTACGGCATCACGCCTGCATCGAAGACCTCTCTGCCACCCGGCAAATGGTACTTATGGATATGGCATTTAATATGGGTGTGCCGCGGCTACTCAAATTCAAGAAAATGTGGGCGGCTATCCATGCCGGAGAGTTCGAGACAGCCTCAGTCGAGATGTTGGATTCGAGATGGGCAGTGCAAGTGGGAAAAAGATCACAGAAGGCGGCTCTTAGAATGCGAATAGGGGAAGAGAATGCCTAGACAGCTTACAGAAAGACAGCAGTCGTTCTTAGCTTGTTTGTTCGAGGAAGCTGCTGGAGACATGCGGACAGCCATGCGGTTAGCTGGCTACTCAGACAACACCACCATTGCTGAAGTTACGAATTCCCTAAAAGAAGAACTGATGGAGCATACGCAAACCTTCTTAGCTAGGAACGCCCCTCGTGCCGCTATGGCTATGGTAGGCGTTGTAGATGACCCAACTGCACTGGGTAATCGAGACAGGTTGGCTGCAGCTAATCAAATACTGGATCGCACGGGTCTTGTTAAAACCGAGAAGGTCGCAGTGGAAGCGAGTGGCGGGGTAATCCTGCTGCCGCCTAAAAGAGATGCGGAAGACTAAACTACCTCGATACAAGCTGCCGCAGCCAACGGATGTAAAAGGCGATGATGGAGAATATATCGCTGTACCTCGGATCGCTCGAACTATTCCGTATGGTTACAAGCAGAGTGAAGAAGATCCAGACATTCTTGAGCCGGTAGTACTTGAGTTAGCTGCACTAGAAATAGCCAAAGACTACATCAAACAATATTCGTACAGGCAGGTAGCAGATTGGCTGTACTCAAAGACAGGTCGATACATATCACACACTGGATTACGTAAGCGGCTACTGAATGACCGATCTAGAAAAAGCCAAGCAGCAACTCTTAGGAAGTGGGCCGAGTACGCGGAAAAAGCAATCGCCAAAGCGGAAACCCTCGAAAAAGGCCGCATCGGTTCAAAAGAAAAAAGCACCGCCTAGACCTGCAGCACCTGTCGAAGAAGTTCCTGTAGAAGAACAGAACGTAATCTTCGCACCTAACGATGGCCCACAAACCGAGTTTCTAGCAGCCGGTGAACGGGAATGCCTTTATGGCGGGGCTGCTGGCGGCGGAAAAAGCTACGCGATGTTGGTTGATCCACTTCGCTACATGACACACTCGCAGTTCAGTGGGCTGCTTCTTCGTAAGACAACCGAGGAACTGCGAGAACTGATTTGGAAAAGCCAAGAGCTGTATCCAAAAGTTTATCCGGGCATCAAATGGTCCGAAAGAAAAATGCAGTGGACTGCGCCATCTGGAGCGAGGCTGTGGCTGTCTTACCTCGATAGAGACGAAGACGTGCTTCGCTATCAGGGTCTTAGCTTTAGCTGGATAGGCATGGACGAGTTAACGCAATGGCATACGCCATTCGCATGGAACTATCTCCGCTCTCGTCTACGTTCTACTGCCGCTGACCTTCCTGTTTACATGAGGGCCACCACAAACCCAGGAGGCGCTGGGCATGCTTGGGTCAAGAAGATGTTCATTGACCCAGCAGTATTCGGAGAAGCCTTCGATGCTACTGACATCGAGACAGGCGAGACACTCCGATATCCGGTAGGACACTCAAAGGAAGGTCAGTCTTTATTCAAACGGCGTTTCATACCAGCAAGACTGGCAGACAACCCGTACCTATCTGACGCTGGCGACTACGAGGCAAACTTGCTGTCGCTGCCAGAGCAACAAAGAAGACAGTTACTAGAAGGCAGTTGGGATATCGCAGAAGGCGCAGCCTTCACTGAATGGGACAGAAACGTACACGTTGTTGACCCATACGATATTCCAAAGACATGGGTAAAGTTCAGGGCGTGTGATTACGGATATGGAAGTTATTCTGCTGTACTTTGGTTTGCAATTACTCCTGACGAGCAACTGGTCGTGTATCGCGAGTTGTATGTATCAAAGGTACTTGCAGCGGACCTAGCAGACATGGTCCTCGAACTTGAGGAAGACGACGGAAACATAAGGTACGGCGTTCTCGATAGTAGCTGCTGGCATAAGCGCGGAGACACTGGCCCTAGCCTAGCAGAGCAGATGATTAGCCGGGGCTGTCGTTGGCGACCTTCAGATAGAAGCGCCGGTTCACGAGTAGCAGGTAAGAACGAACTGCACCGTAGGCTGAAGGTAGACGACGAAACATTCGAGCCGCAGATCGTATTCTTCAATAGCTGTCGCAACTTGATATCGCAGCTTCCGATTATTCCACTGGATAAGAAGAACCCAGAGGACATTGACACTAAAGCCGAGGATCACCTGTACGACGCCCTACGCTACGGCATCATGACCAGACCTCGCTTCAGTGTATTCGGCGATAACATGCCACCCCCAAACTACCGGCCTATAGATCGCGTGTTTGGCTACTAAGGAAAAAACATGGAAGAAGATGACATCATTCCAGAGACTGACGAAACTGTAGTCCTCGAAGATACACCTGAAGAGGACGAAGGTGATGTTACTGTTCGTGCCATTCTCGAAACAATTCGAGGAAAGTGGACGAAAGCATCGGATGCACGGATCAATGACGAAAAGCGTTGGTTGAGCGCTTATCAGAATTACCGTGGTATGTACTCTGACGACATGTCATTCACAGAAGCTGAAAAGTCTCGTGTGTTTGTGAAGGTGACTAAGACAAAGGTACTGGCTGCATACGGTCAGATCACCGATGTGTTGTTTGCCAATAACTCGTTCCCACTCAGCATCGAGCCTACCGAACTTCCAGAAAAAGTTGCTGAAGCTGTACACTTCGATAGCCAGCAGCAACAACAACAACCCCCCTCTTCTCCATATGGCTTTCCGGGCGACGGACAAGGCCTTCAGCCGGGTGATACACTCAATACCCTTATGGATCGTTTAGGGCCACTCAGCGACCCTCTGAGCGAGATTGAAGGGGTAAAGGAAGGCGCAGGAGCTACTCCATCTTCAGCCACATTCTACCCAGCTATGTTGGCTGCAAAGAAGATGGAGAAGAAGATCAAAGACCAGCTAGAAGAAAGCAGTGCAAGTAAGCATCTTCGTAGCTCTGCCTTCGAGATGGCTTTGTTTGGTACGGGCATTATGAAAGGCCCGTTTGCTGTAGAGAAAGAATATGCGAACTGGAACGACGACGGTGAGTACGATCCGAACTTCAAGCTTGTACCGCAAGTAAGTCACGTTTCGCTTTGGGACTTCTACCCAGATCCAGACGCCACGAATATGGACGATGCTAACTACGTTTTCCAAAGACATCGTCTGAACCGTAGCCAGCTTCGTGAACTAAAAAAGCGTCCGCACTTCCGCCCTGATGCAATCGATATGTGCATCGAGATGGGTGAGAACTTTACCCGCGAATACTGGGAAGACACGCTACGCGACTATCAGCAGTATCAGGATGTAGAGCGTTTCGAAGTTCTGGAATACTGGGGCTGCTTTGATAAGTACTATCTGGAAGACAACGGAATAGAACTGCCCGAAGGATTGCAGGATGCAGACGAGATCCATGCTAATGCATGGGTGTGCAACAACAAACTAATCCGCTTGGTTCTAAATCCATTCAAGCCTATGCGCATTCCTTATATGGCTGTGCCGTATGAGATGAACCCATACAGCTTCTTTGGTGTGGGTTTGGCAGAGAACATGGAAGATACGCAGATGCTGATGAACGGCTTCATGCGTATGGCAGTGGATAACGCTGTTCTGTCGGGCAACCTGCTTATCGAGATTGATGAAACGAACCTAGTTCCGGGTCAGGATATGGCTATCTACCCCGGCAAGGTGTTTCGCCGTCAAGCAGGCGCACCTGGGCAAGCAATCTTTGGGACAAAGTTTCCGAATGTTGCTGGTGAAAATATGCAGTTGTTTGATAAAGCACGACAGCTTGCTGATGAAAGCACAGGCTTCCCTTCCTTTGCACATGGTCAAACCGGCGTTACGGGCGTAGGCCGTACAGCATCGGGCATATCGATGCTGATGAACGCCGCCAGCGGTAGCATCAAGACTGTCATCAAGAACATCGATGATTATCTGCTGCGACCACTGGGCGAAGGTTTGTTCCAGTTTAATATGCAGTTTGACTTCGACCCCGAAACTAACGGTGATCTCGAAGTTAAAGCGCGTGGCACAGAAAGCCTGATGGCTAACGAGGTCCGTAGCCAGCGTCTCATGCAGTTCCTGCAAATCACTAGCAATCAGATGCTAGCTCCGTTTGCAAAGACTTCGTACATCATTCGAGAGATTGCAAAGTCGCTGGAACTCGATCCAGAAAAAGTCACCAACAATATGGAAGAAGCCATGCGTCAGGCACAGCTTCTTGCACAGACGGGTGGCATTCAAGCAATGGCCGAGCAGCAGGCAGCACCGGCTGGGGCAAACCCAGCAGA